CAACGACCTGTTTGCTCGAGAGCGGAGGAATCGACGCATCGCCACGAATCGCGGCGTTGCGAGCGACGGATTTATGCACCGCGCGAAACTCCGGAATGTCGAAGAGCGCCAACGCCTCAGGGTCTTCGATGACCGTGCCCTTGATGGCGTCGTACTTCGGATTCGCATTCGCGAGACGCTTCCCGGAGAGTTCGGCTTCGCGTGTGATCAAGTTCTCGCGACCGTGGCCCATCGTGGATTCCAGCGCTTCCTGGACGCGCTTCGGCTGGCCGTGCCCACGTTCGGCCAGCGCGTCACCGATGATTTCGGACCCTTGGGAGGGAATCGAATGCGCGCCGCGCGCTTTTCGAAGCATCGCCCGCCCGCCGATTGACGGATCGAGCAGCATCTGGTCTGGCGTCGCGGCAGCTGCGTTCGCGGCGACATCGTCGACACTAAACCCAGCGCGTTGCATCTGCCGCAGCACATCGGCCCGTGCTAGGTCTTCGGTTGTCGCAATCCCTGCGGCCCTGGCCAGTGGAGCGAGTGGCGCATCTGCTGTCGCGGGGCGCGGAAGCAATCTCGCGACCGCTCGCGGGGCGCCCGTCGCGTCGGCCAGTGCACCGACCGCCTTCAGGCCAGCGACGGTGCCCGCGCCAAACGCCGCGCCAGCGGGAACTGCCTTTAGTCGGGTCGGAACATCTCCCTCGGCAGCACCAGCGGCAGCGGTTCCACCAGCAGCGGCCCCGGTCGCGATTTGCTTGCTCGTTCGAAGGAGTTTCTGGCCGCGCGTGAGTGCAAGTCCACCCTCGGCCACTTTCGCACCAAGCCCCAGCGCCTTCCCAACGACGCCGAGCGCTGCACCGCCGATTGCACCGCCACCAACCGCGCCGCCAAGCTCCGAGACCAGCGCGGTGCCCGGATTCGCTTGCTTGTAGTCTTCGAGCTTTTTGCGCTCGTCCGCGACGGCGTCTGCGAATGTCTCCTTTGAGAGCGCGGACCGCACGCCCGCGTTGAGCTCATCGCCGAACCCGAACGTGGCGCCCTGCTCGGCACTCCGCAGCAGTCCAGCGCCGAACTGCGTCGGCGCGGCGGCCGCCTTGGCCTTGTCCGTGAGGTAATCCTTTCGGACACCGGTGGTTTCCGCTGGGGTGCGGAGCAACGGCAGCTTCGACGGCTTGACTGAGGGCGGTGGACCGTGGATGCGCGAGACGTAGGCGGTCGCCTCGTCGGCTGACATGCCACCCGCCACCTTCTGGTCCCAGAGCTTATCGGGGGGAATCGAGCGTTCGTCCTGCGGCACTGGCCGGAGTGAGACACCCATGATTATCTCCGGTACGGGTTCGCGGGCGCTTCGCGGCTCATCGTCGGCGATGCGGCGGCGCGCATCCGTTCGAGCTGTGTGACGAGTGTGGCGCGCTTGTTCGCGCGCGTCTGTGCATCATCGCCAGGCTGGGGCAGGAACTGCTTCGCGTATTCCTTCACCTCATGCTCAGAGATCGCCGCGCCGGACTCAAGGCGCAGGATGGCCGAGGAGATCGTTTCGGCCGCCTGAATCGCCTGCCGCTCGCGATCAGTCACGCCGTAATTCCCGAGCCCCGGCACCTTGTTGAGCATTGAGTGCGCGGGAATGCCCGTCTGATAGACCGGCTCGAGGAGCGCGAACGCCTGCTGGGCGCGCGGATAGACGAGCGCCGCCTTGTTCGAGAACTCGGTCGGCTTGGTCGTCTCCTGTTGCGGCATCGGGTGCGCGGCGTCGTATCGCCTGTTCTCCTCGTGCGATCTGCGCCCGAGCCCTGCCACGAATTCCTGCGCACGCTCCCACTCAGGCGTGCCCATGATCGGCGCCTTCGGAAGCGGAGTGAACGCATCCGGCGTTGTGGTCTTGGTGATCGTTGGCAGGCTCTCGACGAGATTGTTGGCCGGCGAAGGAGCACCGCCGACGGACAGGCTGCCCGCATAGCGCTCCGCGATCGACGGCAGCGGCTGCGCGGTGGGCTGTGTCAGCCCCATACTCGTGCCGCCCACGGTTCCGCCTTTCGCGATGAATTCGCGGTCCGACTGCTGGCGACGGAGCGCCATATCGGCGTCGAACTTCTCGCGCGCGAAGGCATCCTGGATACTCTGCCGCTCGCGGTTCGCCTTGCGCTCCTCCTGTTCGGCCGCATAGCGCTCGCCGGCGATGCGCTGGGCGTCGGCGTAGCGTTGCGCCTCCGCATCGGTGCGCTGCTTCTGCAGGGCGAGCTCCTGCTCGCCGCGTTTCCGCGCGTACGCATTCTGAATCAGCGTCGAGGCGCCGTTCGTGAAGGCGTCCAGAATCTGTCCGACATCGATGGGATGCGCGGTCGCTGGTCCCGCTCCACCGCCGAAGGCCCCTCCAATACTGGCCCGATATGCCATCAGCCGACTCGGTTGTATGTGGTGAAGCCTGAATTCGTGAGCCCTTTGCTCCAGTCGCTATCAAAGTCAGGGTTCACAGGATCTGCACCGGAGAAGTAGGGATGCTGCCCCGCGGCGCTGTAGGCACTCGCGATCGACGGCGACCCGCCGCCGCCCATACCCGCCACTTGAAAGCCGGTCTGGATGCCGCTCGCGATCGAGCCGATGGCGTTCTGCACGCCTTCCGCGTTCACATCTGAGATAGCGTTGTCGCGCTGCTGCAGGAGATCGTTCTGCTCGAGGCCCTGTTCCCGATGAAGGTCGGTCTGCTGCTGCGCGCCGAGCGTATGTGCGATTCCGCCCACACTCAGGTTCTCGCCGGGGTTCACGGTGCCACCCGTTCGCACATCCCCGCCGAGCGTGAGCCCGCGGCGCTGCAAGCCTTCCGTTTCCGACTGCCGGACGTCCTGCTGGTGGATGTTCAGCCGGTCATGGCCGCGTGAATATGCATCCATGATCTGGTTCCGCTTGCGGCGCGTTTCGTTGCGCCCTTGCAAGAGTCCGATCCCGGCACGCAGTCCGCCGGCAGCGATCGAGGCGGCAATCAAGGGAAGAGGCATCCGTTAGCTCGCGTGCACGATGAAACAGATATTCGCGCCACCCGCAGGGGCGGCGGTGAACTTCACAGTATTCTTGTCGCCATTGTATCCAGGCGTGATGCCCCGGACCGCGTAGTCAAAAGCGCCTGAGGGATCAGAAGGGCGGAGGGTCAACCCGGCGACCTTCACAACGAGGTCGTCCAGGCGAATGATGTTCTTGCCGATCGGGAACTGGGTCGTCGCGCCATCACCAGTCGCCCAGATCGTGTACTGGCGCGTGATGCGGTTGTTGAGCTGCTCCTGCGTGAGCCCACTACGCGGCATACGCCACCTCCGCCGATTCAAGCATTGGGACTGCCCCCGCCGGGCTCGAGGCCCAGTCCTTCAAACTGGAACCGACCCGCCGCACTCACGCAGGTGGCGCTGACCGTGACCCTGGTGGCCACTCGTCGAATCAAAGGCAGCGGAATCGTCCCACGAATCCCCACCTCACCGGAGCCAGCGACGAACCGCCACACGGTGCCACTGTACGTCTTGGTGAGATACCCGCCGCTCGCGACGACCGTCGCGCCGGCCGTGCTGTTGCCGATCGAGGTGTCCGCCTGCGAGGTATCGAGCCACATATCGCCCGCGACGGGACTGGCTGGTGCCACCGGACCCACGGTCAGCGTGAAGCTGTTGAGCGTCGACGCGTCGGCGGTGGTCTGCACACTGAAGACGAGCGGCAACGAGAGGGAGGACTCCCATGCGATCGTGAGATAGCAGCGACGCACCACGCCCTCACCATCCGGGCCAAACGGATCATAGGGCCCGAATTCCACCCTCGGCAGCTGCACGGACAGGATCGGGCTGTCCGTGGGGTCGGCCTGGTAGCCGTAGCGCTGCAGCGTGACTTCGCCGGTCGTCGCGGTGCCGAGCATGCGCGATTCCCGCTGCTGACCGGCACGCCGGACATAGCTGGCGGCGGTGAGCGCCACGCCGAGAAAGACTTGGCGCGTGAAGCCGCCCGTCTTCGGGTGGTACTTGATCACCACGGTATCATCGCCGATCCCAGACCCGGTGGTCGCATCGCAGAAGGGGATGCCCACGAGCACCTGAAACCGTTCCCAATCCACGGCCATCCACACGAGGTCCTGATTCGTGCGCCCCGGATAGCCAGCCGCCAAACTGGGATCGTTCCACATGCAGTCCCAGTAGCCCGCTGAGTGTCCGGCGAAGTCCACCAGCTTCTGGAACAACGGTGTGAAGATGGCGCCGTCGTAGCTCCAGAGCCCTTGATCGGAGGTCCCGTACATCAACCGGTCTGGCCCTTCGATCAGTGCTTGCGGTCCGACGATGTTGAAGGACCGCGCCACCGGATTGGAGCCATCGGTGAGGAAGGAGTCCCGGCCGAACCCAGCGATGTAGTGGAGCTGGGAGTTGGTGCCGAAGTACAGCTTCCCGTTCCATTTCAGCGCGCCACGGATGATCTCGCCCGCATCGCCAAGCACGATCGCGTCGGAGTCCGTAAACGGACGGTCAGCCGCGGTGGAGACGTTATCGTTGCCCCATGTGAGCGGATCGTTCGCGTTGCAGAACATCACGCGATTCGGGCCGTCGCCGTTGGTGGCATCGGCGGAATCAAACCCCCAGCCAAAGGCGAAGCCGTTGTAGCTGATGATGCCGCGGAAATACAGCTGCTGCGAATTCGTCCCGCCCGCGCCCAATCCGGTCCCGAGACAGTTGTATTCCTCGCCCGGGAAGAGGTCGAAGCCGTCGCCGGTATCGGGATCGATCGCCAGAAATGCCAAGCCGGGCGCCGTGTTCGGAAAGTCGCCCTCCCGCGCGCCGACGCACACCAGCACGATGTTCGCCGCGAAGTAGAGGCCGGGGAACTGCTGGATGGTGACATACACCCCAAGCCCTGTCGGCGCTGCCAGTGGCGTGTCGAACGTAAAGGTGCGATTCGCCGGAATCGGCACTGACTCGCCTTGGCGCTCGATGTAGGCCAGGATATAGAGCGGCGTCGGCGTCACATCGCTCCCTTCACCGACGGCGAGCACGAAGGGGATATTGGCGGCGACGAAGCTGCCCAACCCGTGGAGCGCCGTCCACGGCGCGGCGACGGCCTGCAAGTCCTCGAGCGTGTAGTAGTCGCTGAGGTCCGAGGCCGCCACGAGTTGCCCACGCGGCCCGATCTCCAAACTGTCGGCACTCATGAGCTCATCCGGGCGCTGCACATCCGGCGATCCGAAGAGGACCACCCCACCCCCAAAACCAGGCACATGCAACGGACTCACACGTTCACCGCAGAGCGCGAGACCGGCGCATGTGCCCACTCGAGCGCATCCGGCGGCAGGTTGTACTCACTGGCGAACGTGGACAGCGCGGCCTGATACTCCGCCACGAGCTTCGCGTGCTCCTCCGCGCTGCGCCCGTCATCCTTCGTATCCAGGTAGAGCGCGAGCGAATCGATACACACCTGGTGGTGGCGCGTCGGAAACCGAACGTCGATGACGTCCGTGAGGGCCGTCAGGCTCGTCGGGGCGTCGAGCAGAAGCACCGACAAGGTGTCGCCGGCGAGCGGGTCACCACTGCGCGCGCGAGAATACAGCGTATTGCCGATCCGGTAGCAGGAGGGGGCCATGTGCCACACCCGCGCGACTTCTGTCGCGGGGATCATGTGCACCTGCGCGCCCGTCACCGCATCATGCACGCTCACGAGCGCGATCGTGTCGTTCGGAATCGCGACGAAGGGCGGGTTACTGGCGAGCACCCACGAGGCCAACGACGCCGCTTCGTCAGGCCGTGCCTTGGCAAAGAGTGTATAAAATCGCTGGTAGACACGATTCAGGTGGTCCAGCAACTCGGCGTCCTGCGCGAGCTTGCCGGCGTCGTTCGCCGCGGAGCGGTTGTAGGCGGCCTCAACCCAAGTCTGCGCTGTTGTACTCATCAGCCGGCCAACCTGACGCGCCACGCGATCCCAGCGCCTGACACGATACCGGGATTGACGTCCACCTTGACCGTCAAGTCGGTGCTGGTAATGCCATCGATGTAGCACTTCACCGCCGCCCCCATCGAATCCGCAGGGCAGACGGAGATGTGACGAAGACTTGGCGTGACAGGGAGTCCGTGTGCGAAGACGACAAAGGTCGAGCCGTTCGGCACGAAGGCGATCCCGCATGCCTCGTCGGCCCAGCCCGGATTCCCGGTCAGCGTGTTAGCGGTCCAGAAGTTCGGAATACCGTCGATCGGTGTGGTGCAGGAAATCACATTGTTCTGCGACACCGTGTTCGTCGTGGTGTCGAGATAGATGCCGACCAGCGCGTTGTAGACCTTGTTCCCGGTGATCGGGAGATAGCCCGTACTCGAGCGAATCCCGCCAACAGTGGCCGACAGGACGGCGAAGCGGATCGTGTTGTTCGCACAGCTGCCGGCGAGAGGGCCGACCGGGTAATCGAGGACGTAGCCGCTCGTCTGCTGCGGCTCGTAGATGTTGTTCTCGTCGACCATCGCCTGGTTGCCGGTCGACACGATGCCACCAGAGTACCCGAGTGTGTTTCCGACAAAACTGTTGCTCGTGCCGGCGACGGCGACGCTCTGTTCGACGATGTTCGCATAGAAGGAGTTGGCGGTGAGCCGTCCACCCACACCGGCCATCTGCACGGACAGACCCGTGTGTCCCTCGAACTCGTTCAGCGTTCCCTTGCCGTAATTCCCGGTGACGAGGGCCGTCGCGCTCGTGCGGTTGAAGTGATTCTGGTTGTAGGAGTTGTTGGTGCCGAGGTCGTTGAGGAAGGTCTGCCCGCTCGTGGGGTTGGCCACCGAGTCTGACTCAAAGCCGACACTCCGGACCTTGATATTCCGCGACCGCGCGTCGAGCTGGATATACTCGGCGTCGAAATTGACCTCGCAGGGGATGTTCTTGATGATGCCCGATTGCGAGTAGTACGTCGCGTCGGTGGAACTGACGTAGATCGCGGGCTTGCTTGGTGCGCCACAGTAGCGAATCGCGCCGCCGCTGATGCTCCCCATGACCCAGAAGTTTGTGCGAATCGCACTTCCCTTGAGGTACGAGAAGTAGCAGTCCATGACCCGGCCGAAGGGCGCATCATAGAAATCCACGGCCGCGGTCATGGTGTACTGCCGACGCGCCGTCACGGACACTGCCGAGAGGTTGGAGGCGTCGAGGAAGGTCAGTCCGCGCACTGTGCCGCCACCAGCATCGCCACGAGTCGCGGTCGGCGATTCATACCGAATCAGTGAGCCACTAATGTTGTTCATCGGGAAGATGTACGAGCCCGCATAGACGCCAGACGACGCGATGTCTGTCACCGCTCCCATTTCCGACACAAAGTGAATCGGGTATTTCGATTTGACGAGCACCTGAGAGGCCAGCCCGTACCGTCCAGGCACCGGCACACGGATCTCGCCACCCGTCGCGACCAGCGCGTTGGCTGCCGCCTGAAAGGCCGCGGTGTCATCGCCGCCGGTGCCGTTAGCGCCGAAGTCTTTCACACTGACCCATTCGCGCGCCTTGTTTTGCGGCGTGCGGACAATGGCGCCTGTCCCGGCTTGGATGAACGTGTTCGCCGCAGCGGCCGAGGCTTCTGCGGCTGCAGCCACGGCATACGCCGCCGCGCCGGCCGCCGCATCGGCCGCGAGCGCGTCGAGGTCGGCGTTGGCCGGAATCCCCGTATAGCCCAGATATTTCGTCGTCATCGCCGATAGAGGACTGAGGTGTTCTGCGCCGAGTCGATCATGTCAAGCGAGGCTTCAGCGACCATGGCCGCGCTGCGCTGCGCCTCGGCGATCAGGATCTGTTTGTCAACCACTGGACACACCTTCGACTGGCTCGCCATCATCGCGGCCAGATCGGCCGTCAGCGCCTCGCACAGCACCGTCGGGAGCGTCACCACATCGGTCAGTGCCGAGAGCGTCTGCACGGCGACGTAGCTGATCTGCACACTGGTCACGTTGTACCAGCGATCGCCGCTGTTATTCGTCGCCACGGCGTTCGCGAAGAGCGGCACGAGGCGGTTTCCTGAGACGAACGCGGCCGGATTGCGACCTGGAAGGGTCGTGTGCCGCGCCCGCTCAGGAATCACGTCGCAGGGGATGACGACGCTATTCGTGTAGATCAACGCCACGTTGATGAGCCGTACGAAATCCGTGGGCAGGGGGAACCCCGGCGTTCCCCCACTGAGCCCGAACGGATCCGTCGCGAGCGGTGCTTCGCTGGTGTCGATGTACGGCACGCCGGAGCCATCGAGGTGCGCCGCGTAGCCGTCTTCGAACGTGGTCCCATACACCGGCACTCCGCTGACCAGTCCGACCAGCGTTCCGGTGCTGGTGATACTCGTCGCATAGCTCATCGAGGTGCCGACGAGCCCTTCGATCTGCGCGCCATGATTCGCGAGATGCACGCGCTGGCGGGCGTTGAGGAAGAGCAGCGCCGCGCCATCGCCGAGCACCAGATCCGCAAAGGACCAGTGCCGGATGCGCGCGGCGTCGATGAGTTCTGCGACGGTGGTCACTTACTTCGCGGCGAGTGCGGCTTCGCGTGCGTTGAGCTCAGCCTCTCGAGCGGCCAACCGCTGCTCGATGGTGTCGAGTTCCGCGGCCTTCTTGCGGAGCTCCTGCACCTTCGGTGGTTCGCTCGCCAACGCCGCAGCGACCGCGCTATCAACAGCACTCCTCGGTTCATCTGCGCCAAGCCCTGGCATGGCGGTCCAGACGCCATCAACCACTTCGCCGTGAAAATCGTTCGGTCCCGCCATATCAAGAATCCTCAGTGAGTGAAGGCAGCGCCTGTGCCCTGCCAGTTGCCGACACCGCCAGCGTACGCGGCATCGAAGTGCACCTTGTCGAGCGCTTCGCGTTCGGCGGCTTCTTCTGCCGCATCGTTCGCGTGCTCGATCGCGTCGTCCTGCGCCCAGAGCTTGTTTCGGATCTCGGTGAACGCGCGCACGTTCGCGGCATCGGCGGAGCGCATGAGGTCCACGAGCCAGGGGCCGACGTGCATGTACTCGCCATCGTCCACGAGGCAGAGAATCCCGCCAACCTCGGTCGGCTTCGTGACTGTGCAGATGAGGCAGTAGTCGCGCTGGGCGCTGGTGTGCGCGGTGTTGTATCGGATCACCTGCCAGCGTCCGTCGTACGTGCCAGGCGTGAGTTGGCCGGTGACGCTGTAGAAGGGCCGCGTCAACAGCTTCGCGTTCGGGTTCCAGATGACATCCAACAGGGGATCGATGCGCCGAAGCGCATCAATCACCGGCTGGACTTCATCCATCGACTGCGGGGCCAGCATTACACGACGCGAATGCAGGTGACGTACACCGTACACGCCGGCTGCGTGGCACCGACGGCGCTCGTGACGCGGAGCGTGCCCGCGGCAGCGATTTCCCAGTTGGCGTCGTCAATGGTGGTCGCGCGCACGAGCGCGGTATCAGAACCAGATCCCGCCATCGCGCTGGTGATGGCGTTCGCGGCGTTCTTGACCGTGATCGTCGTCGAGGCGACACCGGCACCCCGAAGCACGAGAAACGCATCGATGACGCGCACCTTGTGCGTCATGATCACATCGGTATCGGCCAAGCCGCCTGCGGCCAGGTCGATCCGGAACACCACCGGAATCCCACCGATGACATCCCCCGACGCGACGTTCTTCGCTATTGTGCCGTCGATGCTGTTCGGCACCAGCATGGCGTTCGTGACCGTGCCGGCTCCGATGCTGGACTGTGGACTGTTGAGCGCCGCGACGACTTCGGCGCCTGCGGCATTGCTTGCCGCAGCGATCGCGAGTCGATTCGCGGTATCTGCTGAAATGGTCATGATGGTCTACTCGAAGAGGGGAGAATGGGCCGGCGCGCCCAGTGCGAACGCGCCGGCGACCATCATCACGGCGTGAGGAGTGAGGCGAGCGGCACACCCTGATCCGGTCCGTCCACGTACGTCGCCGTCACACCGGCCGCACCGAGCAGCGTGGTGGCGGGGATGAAGGCGTTGGTCAGGTTCACGATCGAGAGGATGCCGACGATCGCCGTGCCCGTGGGCGGGAGCGACGACCAGCGACAGGCTGCGAGGGCGACCGTGGAGCTCGCGTAGCTCGCAATGACCTGATCGTTCGACGGCTGCACCGAGACGGTCGTCGTGGCTGATGCACCGTCCCAGAGGAGCAGGTATCGGCGCACCGAACCAGCCGCCAGCGTGTTGGCTGCGTCGGAGGTAAGTGCCCACAGATCATCCGTGGCGGTGAGCGACTTCGGCACTCCGTTGAGGAAGAGCTGCGTGGTGGCGGTGGTCTTCACCTTCGACGTTGTGGTGCCCGTCGCACAGACCGGCGGCGCCACGGCGGCGGCAGCGACCTGCCATGCCGGGCGGTTAAAGACGAAATAACTGAGATCCTGAACGACCTTGTTCAGGTTGGCGAGCGCCCCGATGAGGACGGGGTTGTTGTTCTTGTCGATAGCAGCAGAATCGCGGACAGACATGCGAGGATCCTCAGAGGAAAAGAGCGAGACAGCGCGCTCAACCCGGATGTGGGCGAGCGCGCTGTGGCGTCATCAGGTGGAGGTGATGTTGTACAGCATGCCCATGCGGCGGGGCTCGCTCACATCGAGGTTGCTGTACCACTTGAGCAGCGCCTCGAGGGCGTCCTGCCCAGGCACCACGCGCATGATGCCGTTGCCGTCCTGCAGCCAGTGCGGGTCCTTGGTCTGCGCCCACGCGATGCACGACGTGTCGAAGAAGAACATCGCCTTGGCCGGAGCCTTGGAGTCCTTCGAGAAGCGAAGGCCGTCGTGCGAGAGGGAGTTGTAGCCACCCTCCAGCTTCGCGGGCGGCGTGAACCGCTGGGCCGGGACGAGCAGCGCCTCGTAATCGCGCGCCATCTCGGTGCCGCCGATCATGAGGTTGGACTCCTCGTCATCCGTGCGCTTGTAGATCGTGTCACGCATGGCGCGGATGTTCGCGAGCGACAGCGCCGCGGATGCGTTGATGACGTTGCCCTCCCACTCCGAGTAGGTCGTGCGGTTGATGCCGTTGTACGTGGTGGAGATGCCGAGCGTGGTCGAGAGCGCCGCTGTTGCGGCGAAGGCCATCGCGCCCACGATCTCATTGCCACCGGAGCCGAGGATCGTGATCGTCGCGTTGTCGGCGACGTTGTTCTGCAGCGCCGGGGTGAACGTGAAACCCGTGCCGGTGACCGCGGTGACCTTGTAGCCCAATCCACCGTTGTCTTCGGTGCCGAACTGCACGACCATGTTCCGCTTGATCAGGAACGTGGTGTTGGCGGCGAAGGAGCCCCAGAGGACGCCGTATGCCGAGTCCACCACGACCGTCGAGACGCCGGCGAGGATGGCGCCATTCACGAGGGCGAGAATGCCCTGACCGTCGCCCCAGCACTGACGGCCCGTGAAGAGCTTCATGCCCTCCTTGGTGTCCTTCAGGATCTGGAGGCCGAACTCGATGAACGCCTTCTTGGTGCCGAATTCGAGCGACTGACCGGTGATCTTGAACGGCGCGTAGTTGTACTTCGCGCGGATCGTTGCGTCGACGTACTCGCCGGCACCGTAGACCGGCATGCCCGCGCCTTCCGCGCGCGCGCCCTGACCCTGCGAGGCACCGACCTTCACCGGATACAAGCGCTCGCGGCCGGACGTCATGCCGACGCGCTTGAGCTCATCCTTGAACGGGGTCGCCGTGTTGATGGCTTCGACGATCTGTCCCGTGACGTAGTCTTCCTGCAGCAGTGCGTCCCACTGCGTGAGTGTTGCGGTAATACCAGCCATGGAAAATCCTCCAAAACGAAAAACGCGCGGCCACCGCCCGAAGGCGGAGCCACGCAGTCGCGTGAGTGCTGAGTTGTGTGCGCTGCGCGAAGCAGCGCGGGGAACTACATCGTTCTAGATCTTGCCAGCGAACTGCTCGGTGAACTCGGCGTCATTCTTGGGACGCGCCTTCGCCGCCGGGGCAGGGGCGTTGCCGCTGCCTGGCTTCACAACGGGCGTGTCCTTCCGGCTCTCGAGCTTCTTGTCCACGTACTTCTTCGACGCCTCTCGACGCACGGCGCGGACATGCCGCTCGTACTCCGCTTTCTTCGCGGAGACGATCGTATCGATGTCGCGCTCCGTGATGTCACCGTTGGCGGTGATGTGTGCGATGACCGCCGTCTCCACGCCCAGCTCGAACGGCACCCCGGCTTTCAGGGCCGCGGTGCGGCTGTAGCTGTCGAGCTCCATCCCTCTCGCCACTCTCGCTTCCTGCTGCTTGAGTTGCTGTTGGGTGGCGGTGAGGGCATCGGCCCGACGCTTCTCCACGACGATGCTGTGCGCTTCGCGGGTCGCAGGGGTGGTGATGCCGTCGATGATCGCGTTGACCTGGTCACCGAGCTCCGGATGCTGCAGCAGGAGGTCCGCCACAAACTCGGCGGGGTTCTCCTTCTGGAACTTCTGCTCGGCGCGGAACTTGGCTTCGTCAGCGCGATACGACCGGGCGTCCTGCATCGCCTTCGTGAAGCCGGCTTCGAGTTCCTTGATCCGCTTCTTGACGAGCGGTCGGGCCTCTTCGGGAAGGTCGTCGACCGTGAGCTTCACCTTCGCGGCAGTCGCTGCGGCGGCAAACTCTTCGTCGATCTCTTCGTCTTCGTCGTCCGCGGTCGGTTCCGGCTCCGGGCTCAGGGGCTGATCGGGGTCGGGCGTTGACTCGTCAGGCGCCTTCGGCGTCGAGGACGGCGGCGCTGGCTCTTCGTCAGGAGTCGCAACGTCGGGATCCGTCTCGCTGGGCTTCTTGGCCTCAACGGGTGCGGGTGTAACAGGTTCTGGTACGGGTGGTTCTGGCGTCTTGTCCTGCGTCTCGAACCGCTCCGCCATCGTCGCCACGAACTGCTGCTCGGTTTGCACCGG